CAAGCAACACGATCAAGATTTAGAAAAGATTGCCCGAGCAATTGTAGAGTTAGAAAGTGTAGACATTCAAGCAGAAGTAGAAGCCCATGCTTTGCAAAAAGCCTATGCGGAGCATAGCGCAAAGCTCAAGAGCCTGAATAAGGAAAGGGCTACGTTAGAAAGCGCGACAGCGCAAGCAGAGCGAAGCGTCACGAAGTACGACGGCGAGCTCGCCAAACTGGCAAACAAGACCTGTCATGCGTGTGATAATAAACTACAAGATCACAAACATGAAGAAATGACTACTGAAGCTGAAACTAATCTAGCCGATGCCCGCAAGTATTTGGATAAAGTCACTGCTGACCTCAGCAAGATACAGGCAGAGATTAAGTCTATTGGTGAGCTGTCACGGCCCGCCGACACTTATTACGAAACAGTTGAAGAGGCTCTCAAGCATCAAAACAACTTACAGACACTGGAAACACAGTATACCGTTAAACTTGGTGAAGTCGATCCATACCAAGAGCAAATTGATGAACTTACTAATACAGCATTGCAGGAAGTCACATGGGACACTGTCAATGAATTGACTACATTAAAGGAACATCAAGAGTTCCTACTTAAATTATTAACAAGTAAAGACAGTTTCATTCGTAAGAAGATCATAGATCAGAACCTAGCATACCTTAATAATAGATTGACCTATTACTTGGACAAGATGGGATTGCCGCATACCGTGGTATTCCAGAATGACCTAACTGTTGAAATAACCCAGCTGGGTCAAGACTTAGACTTTGACAACCTAAGTCGTGGGGAAAGAAATAGGCTTATACTTGGGCTATCCTGGGCATTTAGAGATGTGTGGGAAAGTTTATATCAAAACATCAATTTGTTGTTTGTTGACGAACTGGTTGACAACGGCTTGGATGCATCCGGTGTTGAAAACGCACTGGCTGTACTGAAAAAGATGGCTCGTGAGCGCAAGAAGAACATTTATCTGATCAGTCACAAGGATGAATTGATTGGTCGTGTTAACAATGTGCTCAAGGTCGTTAAGGAAAACGGCTTCACTAGCTATGCAAATGACTTAGAAATCAATGAGTAAACACGTTGACCCTATTGATTATCAAGATGAAGAAACTCACGAACAGCTAATGAATGCGTTCCGTGAGTATTTCAAGTCTAATCAAGAATGGGTTAATAGAGGCACACGTAGGGCAGGCGAGAACAGTCGTTACTGGCTTGCCCAAATTAGAATCATAGCTAAGGCTCGCAGAGAAAAAATACAGCAATACCGTGTTCATTTGGACAAAACTAAGGCTCAAAAGAAGGCAGGGGAAGGAAAAGGTTCTGATACATAGTTGATGTCTTGGACACATCACAATCAATTAGTAGAAGAAATACCAGAAGGCTACATTGGCTTCGTTTATCTTATTACAAATCTCACTACCGGGCAAAAATACGTAGGCAAAAAACTAGCACAGTTTAAGCGTACCAAACCACCACTCAAAGGCAAAAAATTAAAACGTAGGTCTGTCGTTGAAAGCGATTGGCGTGACTATTGGGGTTCGTCAGATCGGTTGAACGAAGATGTCCAAGCACTAGGTCCGGAAAAATTCACAAGAGAAATACTTTATTATTGCAAAAGCAAAGCAGAAATGTCTTACTTAGAGGCAAGAGAACAATTTGAACGGCGTGTTTTAGAGACTGACGAATACTATAACGGTATTATTAACGTTAGAGTAGGCGGGTCAGCTATCCTAAGACAGCGGTTAATAGAACAAGCACAAGGCAAATCAAACGGTTAACAGCTAGCGCAGGCTAATTTCGTGCGCTCTATACCTGGACCTAGGGTCGCAGGGATGGAAATCTCTCGCCGTTATGAGTACTCAACCACTACCCGAAAGGATGAGGACAGCTTAAAACCTGCTGTTTGGTTGTTGGAAAAGGAATAACATAGGTAAAATGAGGGTTAATAACCCACGGCTGTGCAAATGATAGCAGATTTGTACAGACCCGCCGTTGTAATAAGACGGAGCTCGAGGTACCGGACAACCGCCTCTGCAATGCTCTACTGCTGTGTGACATGTGCAACTCAGATAATGTCGAACTTTAGCCCATTAGGGCTAAGTGTGACTGAACAATCTAGATAATATCTTAAACGCTTCGCGTTAAAATAACAACAAAAGTTCGAGCGATAGCGAAGAACAGATGAACGTAAGTTCATCTTTAATAAATACACTACTATGAAAATTACAGAAATTGTATCTACACCTGAATTAGAAGAAAGCCTTACCGGAGCAATAGGTAAAGGTCTAATCGGTTTAGGTAAAAAGCTAGGTGGTAAGGCCGCTGGCCACGCAGATGATGCCGCTAAAGCAGCAGGAAAAACTGCGGACGATGTTCCGCAATCTTGGCAAGATAAGCTATACAAAGCAAGTAAAGAACAAAGAGCTGCTGCCGAATTAGCCAAAGCAAATGCTGATAAATTTGCTAAAGCTATGGAAAATTTAGAGCCTGTCATTACTAAAAGATTAAAACAATTTCTTCTTTGGGAAAGTCTTCTTGAGTACTGGTACAAAGTTAGTCAGTTACATGCCAAGTATCCGGGATCTGACGAAGAAGACGAACAAAATCCAGAATTTATTAAAGAACGTACACGCCTTCGTGGGCAATTGATCATTCAATGGCTAACTCCAAAGATCAGTAACTTGGTTTTGTCTGCTGGCGGCAAAGCTATGAACGCTGCTACATTTGGAATTCCAGTAATACAGTCTTTATTAAAGAGAATTCCTTATGCAGGACCAGTTGTTGTAGATTTAACTAAGCCAGCTGTACGTGCCGCAGTCACTGCCTTTATTATGACTCCTGGTGGTGCTCGTTGGTTAGCAGAAGTTACTGCCGAGTTTGCTGACCCTATTGGTAGCTTACCAACACTAGCTAACAATATCTACAACTGGCTTACTGATAACTTGCCTAAAGAAGAGCCAGCCGCTGATGGCAAAGCTGATGCAGGTGCCAAAGATGATGCTGGCGGAACAAGCACTGGTGGTGCAGCAGCTTCTGGACAAGCAGGACAACCTGCAGGTGAAAAAATAGATAGAATGGATTTTAATAGACCTGCTAAAATAGCACCTTATGATTTTACTGTGGCAGATGTTCTAGACAAAAAACATCGTTAAATTAAATTCATTTGAGTAGCTTTAGTTGCTTCAATATTTTCTTTAATAATATCTTGCATTATTTTGATATCTTCTAATGTGTAGCGATCAAACAAGTCGTTTATATTAACTCCGCCACGCATAAACCAACTTATTCTAAATAATTCTTCTTTAAATTGTATTATATCTTTGTCAAGCCTAACAAGATATTCTGCTATTTCTTCTTCAGAAAGTCTAGTTAGGCGTTGACGAAAAAATTTGCTTGGTCTAATTCAATAGTAAATTTGTCTTCGTGACCACAATTATCACACTTGATATAATTTTCAGGAATGCGCCACACTTCATTATTTTTTGTTACATGTTCTTTAAGTTTATCAAACAAAAGTTTATCAGCATTTTCTAACCATTCTTTAATATAAGCACGCTCAGTAACAACTCCTTGCGGCGTTTCTACACTTTCAACTCCTGCCATAAACACTTTGTTTTGTAGTTCACCAACTTCTTTAAAAATGTCTGCAATGTGTTTTTGTTTTATTTCTTCATCCTGTATTTCTACAGCCTGTGCTAATCTTTTTTGAAATGCAAAATTTTCTAAGTTAAAACCAGTAGCTTCTTTATAAGTTAATGGTCTTAGTTTGATAGTTAAATCACCGTACACAAGTTTACCGTCGAACTCGCAACGACCAAAATGATCTAGTATGCCTGGCAAACTAACATCAAAATCCATCTCATTAGAACAATTTTTACAAACATGACCAACGGTCATAGTTTCACCGTATGTTGCAATTCTTATAGCAACTAATAGTGCATCAAGATCAAGATTGTTAACATCCCATGCATCTTTGATACTAGGGCAGCAACTCTGTATGATTTTTACAGTTGCTTCACCATTTAATAGTGCATCAGGAGTTTTAACTAGAATTTCGTCCATACCAGTCATACCAAAAATAGGAAGGTTATCAGCAGATCCATCAATAGAACCAGGCTGATTGTAAATTCCTAGTGTTGGTAATTTTAAAAAGATTTTAGGTTGTCTAAAATACTGTTGCAATGGATTAATAGCCATAATTTCTCCGGATAAATATAATATACCTAGTATTTATATACGCACTTTTCTTGGAAAAATAAATGGCAGATCCAGTAAAATTAGATGACGACAGTCTTGAAAAGCTAGCCAAGATGCTAAACAATAACCGTGGCAGCGGAACTAGTTCTGCTCTCAATTTAACCGGCGCCACGGAAGGTGCAAATGCTTTTGGAGCAGCGACAAAAACAGGCGCACAAGCAGTAGAAGGTCTATCTAATAATTTAAAATTAGGCGGCCAAGAAGCAGTAGGTCTTGTTAATACTTTTAAACAGTTTACAACTGTAGGTATTAACTTTTCTAATGATGCGCTAGCTTTCAGAGGTAGCATTGCTCAAACAAGACTTAGTGTAGCAGAATACGACAGTGTCATTTCCAAACTAATTCCAAATATTGCTTCGTTAGGCGGAACAATAACTGACGGAACTAAAAAGTTTAACCAAATGTCTCAAGAATTTGGTGCAACCGGTGCAGCAGATCAGCTAAGACAAATAGGTTTTACTACTAAAGAATACAATGAAGTTTTAGCATTAAGCCTTGCTGGTAAAAAAGGATCAGATCTACAAGACGCACAATCTCGTCAAAAAGCCAACATGGCTGCAACTGAACTAGCCCTTGAAATGGACAAAGTTGCTCAACTAACTGGAGTTAGTAGGCAAGAGCAACAACGAGCATTACAAGAAAAACAAAATAATATGCGGGTACAAGCCACTATTGAACAGCAAATTAGGGCAGGTGGCAAAGATGCAGCAGACGCATATGATAAAATGAAAGTTCAACTTGCTGGATTAGGATTAGACAAGTTAGGCGATGAACTATATTCTGGTCAAGCACTTACAAAAGATGCTATTAACCAACTTAATGCTTTAGGCCCAGCTGGTACACAATTAAGAGAAGCTATTAATCAAGTTCGAGATGCAAAAACAAAAGAAGCACGCGATGCTGCTGAATTAAATTTACGAGCGGCACAGGCCGCAGCAGCCAGAGAAATGAATAGCGACAGAGCCATAAATCAAATGAGATATGGAGAAGGCGAAACAGCTGATGCGTTACGTAAGACAGCATTAGGTATGCGTAATTATACTAATGCAGTAGCGGAAGAACAAGAAAAAGCACGCCGAGCTGGAAAAGAAATTAATGAAGAACAAGCTGCAAGAATTTTAGAAGACCGTGCAAGATATGCTCAAAAATTAGCTAGCGGTAAAGCAGAACAAGAAGCACAGGATGCGCTTACAGCAGCCAAAAAAACTGGTAACACAGCTGAAATTGCTGCTGCCGAAGCTAAAGTTAAAGAAGTACAACAGGCAAAAGCCGAAGCAAAACCAACAGAAGCCTTAATTCAAATACTTAATAGACTAAATGATACCATGGCTTCTTTTGTAATTTCTGGAGTTGCTGGTGCCAAAGGCGCTGCTGGATCTCCTGTAGGTCAAGCTGCATTAGACAACGCACTTAAAGCAACAAGAAATGAAAACGCATTGGCCCGCGGTGGCATCTTAAACATGCCGGGCAAAGACGAAATTGACAAAGCAATTGCTGCCGGTAACTGGAAATTAGCAGGCGAAAAGATTGCTGACGGTTTTATAGGAATGGCTAAAAATTGGTGGGATACTGCCAAGTCAACTGTTACTGACATGGCAAAAGCTGCCGCTAAACCTAACGGACAATTTGCAGAAGGCACGGCTGGCTCAGGATTTGATGTAAGCAAACTTGTGCGAGATTTTGGAACAAAGACTACAGTTGATTTACACGGTAAAGAAGCGGTTGTAACAGAAGATCAACTTAAAAAATTAGTTACAGGTGTTATGTCTGGTTCAATGGTTTCAACTAGACAAACAACGACAGAAACTTCTACATCAGGTGGAGGTGAAACAACTACAACACGTAAACAGTCAGATGCAAGTAAAGCCGCTGAACAAGAATTAGCAGATTTATGGCAAAAGTTTGGAACAGATTGGCAAAAACGTAAAGAAGTTTTAATTGAAGGCATGGCAGTAGAAGACAGAAAGTTTTCTAAAGTACAGGCTGCAATGAAAGGCGATGTTGAAGCCCAACGAATAAAAGAAGAATATGAAGCCAAGCGAGCAGAGCTACAGAAAAAAGTAGACGACGGCATAAGTTACGAAATTGAAACTAAAAAAGAAGCAGCCAATCAAGCAAAAATTATTGCAGGAAAATCTCAAGAAGAATTATTAAACTTAGCAATGTACGGCCAAGGAGAGATTGCAGACCTAGCTGCTAAAGCACTAGAAGATGCCAAAGATACTGCTAAAAAAGAAGTAACAGTAAAACAAGAAGCAACAAAAACAAATACTAATTCTATAGAAAATTTGCAAAAAGATCTAATAGCTAAAGGCGCAAATATCAAAGCTGACGGAATAATGGGGCCACTAACTAAAGCGGCAATGGGTATGTTTGGAGATATCAAATCTCCAGAAACAAGTCAAGTAAGGGGACTTAGTAAAACTATTCCAAATGAAATAGCCCAAGCAAAAGCAGAATCTGTTAAGAAAGTAATCACACCAGAGCCGGTCAGTAAACCAGAACCAAAACCAGCCACTGCAAAAACAACAACGACTCTAGATGATCTAAAGGAGCAGTTAATTCAGTTAAATAAGACTATGGGAGAGATGCTATCACATTCATCCGAAATGGTCGGTAACATTGAAAAACAAGTCCGAGCAACCAAACGTTTGGATCCTAATGTCTCCCTTAGAGGATAACTATGTCTTGGAAAAAGTTTTTTACTCCTGTGCCAACAGGTAATCAATTAAGCCCAGTCTCCATTGGCGGAGCTTCGACTCGACCAGGACCAGCTAAAGCTAATTATTCCAGTTACTTACCCGATGTTTATACCGGTAGTCCAAATCGTATTGAAAGATATTTGCAGTATGAAGTAATGGATAGCGACCCTGAAGTTAATGCTGCTTTAGACATTTTAGCAGAATTTTCAACGCAGAAACTAAAAGATGGTAAAACACCATTTAGTATTCAATGGCGCCGCAAAGCAACTAATAGTGAAATAAGAATTCTTGGAGAATATCTACAACAGTGGGTAAAGACTAATAAGTTTGACACACGTATTTTCCGTATACTTCGTAATACTTTTAAGTATGGAGACGCATTTTTCATACGCGATCCCGAAACACAAAGATGGCAATATGTTGATCCTAGTAAACTAGTTAAAGTTATTGTAAATGAAAGCGAAGGTAAAAAACCTGAGCAGTATGTTGTCAAAGATCTTGCACCAAACTTTATGGATTTGGTAGCTACACAAATAACTCCTAACATAAATCCACGCAATAATGCTGGTAGTACAGGCGCAGGAGGCTACCTTGCTCCAACAGGAAAAGGCGGTGGAACTTTCCCTAGCCCAAGTGGCGGAAGTCGTTTTGGAACAACTGAAACTGAATATGCCATTGATGCAAAGCATATTGTTCACTTGTCACTAAGTGAAGGTTTAGATAACAATTATCCATTTGGCAACAGCCTTTTAGAAAATATTTTTAAAGTTTACAAGCAAAAAGAATTGCTTGAAGATGCTATTTTAATTTACCGTATACAACGTGCTCCAGAACGTAGAGTGTTCCACATTGACGTTGGTAATATGCCAGGTCACATGGCCATGGCCTTTGTTGAAAGGGTTAAAAATGAAATACATCAGCGAAGAATTCCAAGCCAAACCGGCGGCGGACAAAATGTTATCGACAGTGCTTATAATCCATTGTCTATTAATGAAGATTACTTCTTCCCTCAAACAGCCGAAGGACGAGGATCTAAGGTTGAGACTTTACCTGGAGGGACGAATCTTGGCGAGATTGACGATTTAAAGTACTTTACTAACAAGTTATTCCGTGGTTTACGCATTCCTAGTAGCTATTTGCCAACAGGTGCAGATGATAGCCAAGCAAGTTATAATGACGGTCGTGTAGGCACTGCTTACATCCAAGAATTGCGGTTTAACAAGTACTGCGAACGTTTGCAAAGTTTAGTTACTAGTGTATTTGACGAAGAATTCAAGCTGTATATGAACCTTCGCGGAGTCAATATTGACTCAAATTTGTTTGAATTAAAGTTTAATCCGCCGTTGAATTTTGCAAGTTCGCGCCAAGCAGACATGGACGGACAACGTATTAATACATTTAATACAATTCAAGCTATTCCATTTGTTTCTAAACGCTTTGCGATGAAACGTTTCTTAGGCTTAACTGAAGAAGAAATTGCAGAAAATGAACGTATGTGGGCAGAAGAAAATGGCAAGGGACAACCTACTATGACTGATGCCGCAGGAGAATTACGTAGCGCAGGACTAAGTGCAGGTGGTATTGAAGGCGATTTAGGTGCAGCAGGAGACTTGTCTGCACCAGAAGATATGGAAGCAGAACTTGCAGGCCCAGCACCAGGCGCTGCTGCACCTCCAGTAGCTGGGGCACCTGCAACCCCACCAGCTGCATAAATATAATATGATTTTAAGAGAACTTTTTTACATCGATCCTGATACAAGGCGTATTGCGAATGATCTGAGATACAGTCCAGATCGTGATGTCACAACTCTACATAGATCAGATACTCGAAAAACTAGACTAAGTCTACGTCAAATTAATGAATTAAGAAAATCTAGTGAAGCTCATATTCTTGAACAAGAACGTGAGTTAGAATTTATAGCTGATATGTACAAGGCTCCACCAGCCGCTGCTCCAGCATAAATAAACTGATTTTTTTAAAAAAATGGCCGTTTTTAGGCTATTATAACCCCTTTTTTACAATTATATGTAAATATTACACAGCCTTGTCACTACAGGAGAAAAGAACATGACTGACCGCAAACAATTTGAGGCCATGCTTGAGGCCCTTATCAATGAAGATACAGAACAAGCAAAAGAGATTTTTCATAATATCGTAGTAGCTAAGTCTCGCGAAATTTATGAAGAACTTCTAAGTGAGGATTTTGAAGAAGAAGAAGCAGTTGAGGAAGAAGCCGAAGAAGAAGAAGCTGCTGTCGAAGAAGAAATGGAAGAAGAAGAAGCAGTTGAAGGCTTTGGAGAAGAGGAAGAAGAAGGCGAAGAGGAAGAAGAAGGTTCTGATGATGTTGGCGGAGACGCTACAGATGACATGATCGGCGACGTTGATGCAGATGCAGACGGCGAAGAAGACATGGATGACGAAGAACAAACTGATCGTATTCTTGACTTAGAAGATGCTTTAGAAGAACTAAAAGCAGAATTTGAACAACTAATGGCCGGCGAAGAAGGTGAAGGACACCACGACGACATGGGCGGAATGGATGACATGGGCGGAATGGATGACATGGGCGGAATGGACGCAGAACCAGAAATCGATGAACTACAAACAATGATGGAGTACGTTAACAAAGTTGGCGGCGCAACATACGACAAGTTTGGTAAAATGGGCGACGACGGTGTAAACAACAAGTCTGTTGTAGCTGGTAAGAACGACATGGGCGGCACAACTGCTAATATTGCTAAGTCATTCTCAACAGACAAAGGCGGCACAGAAGGTGGACTAGCTAGTCCAAAAGCTGGCGACCTAACAGCAGGTTTAGGACAAATCCACAACCGTAAAGACAGCAAAGCTGGTAAGACTGCTTTTACAAAGAAAGAGCCTGGACACGGTGCTGAAAAGAAAGGTGCTGCTGAAAAAGCTGATAACAAAACTAGCATGATTAACGGCGCACCAGGTCGTGCAAAGTAATTTAAAGCGACATAGTAATATGTTATACCTCCGAGAGAATCTCAGTTTCAACGAAGCAAAAATGATCGTTGAGTCTGATGACAAAGATGGGAAGAACCTATACATGTCTGGAATTTGCATTCAGGGCGGTATCCGCAATGCAAACCAGCGTGTATACCCTGTGAGTGAGATTAGCAAGGCTGTTAAGACCCTTAACGATCAGATTCAAAACGGTTATTCAGTTCTCGGAGAAGTAGATCATCCTGATGATCTAAAAATAAACTTGGACCGCGTTAGCCACATGATAGTTAATATGTGGATGGACGGTCCAAACGGTTATGGTAAACTTAAAATTTTACCTACACCAATGGGACAGCTAATTCGCACTATGTTAGAAAGTGGTGTGAAATTAGGAGTAAGTTCGCGCGGATCCGGAAACGTCAGAGATGACGGGTCCGGTGAAGTGTCTGATTTTGAGATTATCACAGTAGATATGGTAGCTCAACCTAGTGCTCCTGGAGCATATCCTACACCAATTTATGAACACTTGATGAATAGTCGTGGTGGTTTTAATGCCTTGCGTATAGCGCAAGAGGTGAAAGGGGATCCTAAGGCACAAAAATATCTCAAAGAGAGCTTATTAGGAATAATAAGCAAACTCCAATAACAAGGAGAATCACATGTTGGATGCGTTAAAACAGTTATTTGAAAACAATGTGATTTCTGAAGAGATCAAAGAGTCAATTCAAGCCGCTTGGGATGCAAAGATTCTAGAGAATCGTGAACAAGTTGCACAACAACTACGCGAAGAGTTCGCACAAAAATACGAACACGACAAAGAGCAAATGATTGAAGCTATCGATAGAATGGTCACTGATCACCTATCTGCTGAACTCGTTGAATTTGCCGAAGATCGTAAGTCACTAGCAGAAATGAAAGTCAAGTATGCTCAAAATATGAAGCAACATGCTGGCCTAATGAAAGAATTCGTTAGCCGTCAGTTAGCTGCTGAAGTACGCGAGTTACATGAAGATCAAGTTGCTATGGCTGAAAAGTTTGGAACTCTAGAGAAGTTTGTTGTAGAGGCTCTTGCTGAAGAAATCGCAGAGTTTTACAAAGATAAGCAAGATTTAGCTGAAACAAAAGTTCGTCTAGTTCGCGAAGGACGTGAAGAACTTAAGAAGATGAAGCAGCAGTTTATCGAGCGTGCAGCATCAATGGTCGACAAAGTTGTTAACGAGAGCCTACGCTCTGAGTTAACGTCACTAAAAGAAGACATTGACGCAGCTCGTCGTAATGATTTTGGCCGTAAGTTATTCGAAGCTTTTGCTAGTGAATATCAAGCCAGTTATCTAAACGAAAAGTCAGAAACATCAAAATTACTAAAGGTTATAGACCTAAAAGACTTAGCTATCCAAGAAGCTGCACAAGCTGCTGAAGATGCTAAAGCCTTAGTAGAAAGTAAAGAAGCAGAAATTGCTTCACTTAAAGAGGCACAAGAAAGAAAAGCAATCATGAACGAATTACTTGCTCCATTAAACTCAGAGCAACGTGACATCATGAGCGAGTTAATGGAGAGTGTAAAAACTCAAAGACTTAACGAAAGTTTTGAGAAATACCTACCAGCAGTACTAAACGGTACAGCTAGTAAAGCTCCGCAGAAGAAACAGGCACTTGTAGAGGCAAAAGAAATTACCGGAAATAAAGAAATTTCCAACAGCAAACGTAGCAGCGAGAGCGACTCGAACATTATCGATATTCGTCGTCTTGCAGGACTAAAAATTTAAGGAGAAATTTAAATGTCAGAACTACTAAACGGCCGTTGGGCAGAAACCAAAGAAGCTCTTTTAGAAGGCCTACAAGGCACAAAAAGATCTGTAATGGGTGTTACTCTTGAAAATACTCGCAAGTATTTGATGGAATCCCCAACAGCAGGTGCCACTTCTGCCGGCAACGTTGCAACATTAAATCGTGTTATTCTTCCAGTTATTCGTCGTGTGATGCCTACGGTTATCGCTAACGAGTTAGTTGGTGTTCAGCCAATGACTGGTCCAGTTGGACAAATCCACACTCTACGTGTTCGCTATGCAGATAGCAGCAGTGGAGCTGGTGTTGTAGCTGGTGAAGAAGCACTAAGCCCATTCAAGATTGCTGAGGCTTACTCAGGCAATGAGGCAAGCCCAGCAAAAGCTGCTAGCACAGCAACTCTAGAAGGTGCAGCTGGTAAGCGTATGAGCATTCAGATCCTCAAGCAAACAGTTGAGGCACGTACACGTAAGTTAAGTGCTCGCTGGACATTTGAGGCTGCACAAGATGCACAAGCCCAACAAGGTATTGACATCGAAGCAGAAATCATGGCTGCTCTAGCACAAGAAATTACAGCTGAAATCGACCAAGAAATCCTAACAAGTTTAGGTTCTCTAGCTGGTACAGCAGTTGAAACATACAACCAGTCTCAAGTTTCTGGTACAGCAACATTTGTTGGTGATGAGCATGCTGCTTTAG